GCAGCGCCTCATACGCCTTAACAACCAGTGGCGCGGACGCGGCTTGCGAGCCATGTATATTGAGGACAAGGCCAGCGGCCAATCCTTGCTCCAAGAACTCAAGCGCGAGAGCGGGATGTCTGTCATTCCCTACAAGGTCAACACAGACAAGGTCGCACGCGTAAACTCTATCCTGCCCCTCATCGAGGGCGGTCGGGTTTATCTCCCAGAAGAAGCGCCTTGGCTAGACGACTTCGCAGACGAGGCGGTCGCCTTTCCCAACGGCAACCACGACGATCAGGTGGACGCAGCCACTATGGCCATAGACGTGCTCTCCCGCACTTCAGTTTCCCCCGAAGCCTTCGCCCTTCACGGCGACGCCACCCAGTCCCTCAACAACATCCCTGACATCGACCATGCCTTCGGCAAGTCGCTGCACACTCACATCTCCAAGGCCAAAGCAAAATGGGCTGGCTGGGGAACCCTTTAGGACGACGACCGAATTAAATGCGAGTAAAACAAAATCATGGCAAGCTCTGGACCCCAACAGTCGTACCGACACTCGAACCTTATGTCTGGCCCCAACGATGGGGTCATTGTCGATCTGTCGAAGTACGCCGAACAACTAACGAACTACGAGGACATCTCCCACCTCCTTACAGAGGAAGAGGAGCGCAAGGTCGTGGACTATGTGAAGTCTATGGTCGATATGTCCTACAACAAAATATCAAAGCGTTACGATCACTGGAAAGAGGCCGACCGCGCACACGATGTGTACGTCCCTCCAGAGGCCACAACCTACAGAGAAAAGGCCGTCATTGCCGACACTCGCGCCATAGCTGACACAGTCCTCACCTACATGATGGCCGCACTCAGCGGCAGGAACCCCATGTTCCAACTGGAGGGCTTGAACAGAAACTCCCGCCAGTCGGCTATGATCCTCGAACGTGTCTTGCACCAGCAGATGCGACGCACGGCAGGCGAGGCAAGAATAGCGCAGATGCTCCTAGACAGCATACGCTACGGCTTTGCCCCCACAAAAATCGTCTGGGACGCCAAGTCGAACCAGAACCAGATCATAAACTTTGACCCCCGCCGAGTTTTCCCTGACCCCCGCGTAAACTGGGGCGACTGGGATAATATGCAGTACATCGTTTTCAGCGACTACTGCTCCTTCAACACGCTCCTCTACTCTGGCCTGTATCCGAAGCTGAAGAAGTTTCCAGCGCTTCGCCACAAGATGTCTCCTCCCCGCAACTCGTGGAACGCTCATCACTGGCACAAAGAAGAGGGGCGTGGCCTGTCCATTGACCCAGCGTCTCCCCACCAGCGCGAGCGCAGCGACCATGCCTACTTTACTCTTGGTGATGCACGCATCGTTGACGAGACTTGGGTCCGCATGTCTGGCCACGAAATCGGCGTTCCATCCATCGAGCAAATCTTTTTCGTCATTACAATCCTAGACGAGAACGTCGTCATACGCTTCCAACTCAACCCTTACGGCCAGCAGTTCCCCGTGGCCATTGGCGGTCTGTACCAAGACACCCACAAAACATACGGGCAATCCCTTTACGACTTGCTCCTTCCGATGCACGACATTGCCACCTACTTACTCCGCTCACGCATCGACAACGTACAAGCCGCCCTTAACAATTTGATCTTTGTAGACCCCACCCAAGTCTCCGTTCCTGACCTCATAGACCGCAATCCGTGGGGCGTCGTTCGTACCCTGCCAGGGACTAAGCCTGGGGATGGTGTGTTTATCGCCCAAGTCCCTGATGTTACACGCGGACATTTCAAAGACATCGCCGCGATGTCCGACCTCAAGCAGCGCGTCAGCGCCGCCTCAGACGCCCAGCAAGGCATGCCCACAGCCGATGGCATACGCACTGCCACGGAGATACAGAGGCTTACCCAGCTAGGCTCTCAGCGCCTCGGAGTGATCTCCAGAGTTATGTCCGCAACGACCATACGGCCAATGGTCAGAATGATGACCAACAACATACAGGACGCCCTAACGATGGAAGGCTCGATTAAGATCGATCCTGACAATATGCCCACCCAACTCTCAAGCGTCGTAGACGACGGCTACCTTGATTATGACGTCTCCAAAGACCTTCAAGGCGAGATAGATTACCTCGTCATCGACGGCACCCTTCCGCTCGAACCCACGCGCAACGCCGAGACGTGGATGAACATGCTTCAGATCATGGACAAGACTGGCCTCAACATGGAGTACAACAGCGGCAAGATTGCGGAGGAAGCAATCCGCGCAATGGGCATCACCGACATGGATCGGTTCCGCATCTCCCAAGACGAACTCCAAGCCAAGGGGCCAAGCCCCAGCCAGCAACTGGCCCTTATGGAGAAGATGCGCGGCGCGTCAGTCCAGCCTCAAGGCGACATTCAGAATGAAGTGCAAAAGGGCAACCTGATCCCTATGCGGCAAGGAGCACAGAGATGAACGCACAGCAGCGCGACGCCCTTAGAGACAAGGTCGAAGGAACCACAGCCGCATTTGTAGATGCGTCTGTGGCCACCCTAGAAAAAGAGATGAAGTACCAAACGGAAGAGCTGGCACGAACAGTCGCCGCCCAGCAGGCAGAAATACAAGCCCTTCATTCTCGTCTGGCCGCTCTCGAAGCGAACTCAATAAAATCCGTAGACGAACGCTACTCCCTCACTAAGTCCAAGATGATCAAGATGATGAAAGAATTGGGGTATTACGACTGATGGCTATTACAACTCCCAAGGGCGAACAGATACAATTTGTCAGTGCAAAGACTGGCACCCACAGTCTTGACACGTACTTAGAGGCAGCGGAAGTTGGCAATCGCCAGCTCCACGATCTCCTAGACGATTTGTTTGACAGCTCCACTGGAGTTTTCAAGGCAGACAACTTTCAGTTCCGCTTCGACACATCCGCAGACAAACTCCAAGTCCGCATCGGCCAATACTCAAGCTCCACCGCAGGCTGGGCAGACGTAACGACCTTCTTCAAAGTCACTGGCACTTTCTCCACGTCCACGTCCTACAACAACTTTGACCTCGTCACCCTTTCCACTAAAGACATCTACATTGTTCACGGCCTCACAACTGCAACGGCTTACTCGTCTGAGAGCAACTTCATATCCAGTGCCAACACAGAAAAGTTCGTAGACGTGCAGGGCGCACAAGACTGGGCCATCAAGACAGACGGCCAAGTCCAGAGCACAGACTACTCATCAAAAGCGTGGGCCATTGGCGGCACGGGCGTAACGGATACGGCATCCAAGGGCGCAGCAAAAGAGTGGGCCACAAAAACCAGCGGCACAGTAGACGGATCAGACCACTCCGCGAAGCATTGGGCAACCACAGGTAACGTCGCGGCAGTCAGCGGGGCGATCAGCAACATCAACACTGTTGCGGGCATATCAGCGAACATCACCACTGTCGCAGGCATTAGCAGCGACGTCTCGACCGTGGCTGGCGTAGCCAGCAACGTGACAACTGTCGCTGGCATCTCATCAAACGTAACGACAGTCGCGGTCGACACGACGAACATCGGCACACTCGCATCAAACCTTAGCGGCACCGACACCATCGGCACCGTCGCAGGCGCAATATCAAACGTAAACACGGTCAGCGGCTCAATATCAAACGTCAACACGGTCGCGACCAACATTAGCTCTGTCAACGACTTCGCAGCCAAGTACCGCATTGGCTCCAGCGACCCCTCGTCCAGCAACGACGAAGGCGATCTATTCTACAACACCACGGCCAATGCGCTTAAAGTCTACACTGGCAGCGCGTGGGAAAACGGCGTTTCTGCTGGCAGTGGGTTCTTACCGATTTCTGGCGGTCAGCTTACAGGCAACATTACGATGTCTGGCTCCCAAACAGTGGACGGCAGAGACCTCTCCGCAGACGGGTTAAAGCTCGACGCAATTAACCTTTACGTTGCCAATGAAAGTAGCCCATCAGCACAGCCAAGCGCGACAGGGGCCAACGCTGTGGCGATTGGCGATGGCGCTCAAGCAACTGGTTCTGATAGTTTTGCTCTTGGCAAAAACTCAAGGTCGGGGGCAACCCGTAGCACTGCTTTTGCATTTTCAAACGCAGGAGGTATTAATAGTTTTGCAGCATGTATTGGCAGCACATCAACTAGCTCAGGAGCACTAACAAATAACTCTGTGGCAATGGGGAAAAACGCAACAGCAGGGGGGTTGAGATCAGCCGCGCTTGGTGACGAAGCTGTTACTGGCACTTCAGGAGAAAGTGCGGTGGCGCTTGGGACATCTTACGCTAATGGCGTAGATAGTTTCGCAGCGGCTATAGGCATTACCAGTACCTCGCTGGGAGCGCGGGACGCTAATACTATTGCTATTGGACTGCAAGCAAATGCTTCTGAAACTGGCGCTATAGCACTAGGGCGAGGTACTGTTGCCGGTGATTATTACTCCTCTGGTCTTGGCGGGTTTAACAACCTTGTCAACAGTGATTATGCTACTATTGCAGGAGGCAGGGAAAACACCATTCAGGATGCCTCTTCAATACAAAGAGGCGACTATAGTGCCGTACTGGGGGGTCGTGACAACACTATTACCAATAACTATGCTGCTGCTTGGGGTCGCNAGAACACTATCANNGGTTNNGGTGGTACGGCTGGCGGGACATACAACAATATCTCCGGTGCACAGTCTTTTGCCATAGGCTATTTTAACATTACAGGTAGCGAGGCATATTACAGTTTTGCCCACGGCGCTTTCGCCAACGCTACTACTGAAGGCAGCAGAGCACAGGCATCGGGTAGATTTACAACTACTGGTGACGCACAAGGCGGTCAATATATTTTACGGGTTGCTACTACAAATGCAACCCCAGCTGTACTGATTACAGACCCTGCGTATCCTGCCACCGCAAATACTTTAGTTTCAGCCGCTTCTGACACTTGCATAACATTTAGCGGCACAATCGTAGCAATGCAAAATGGCGCACAGAGTTACGGTAGCTGGGAAATTAAAGGGCTTTTAGTCAATGACGGTGGCACAACAACTCTTCCTAGCAGCGCAATTACAGTAATTGACAACACTTCAAGCTGGGGGGTAGCTTTGTCTGCCAACAACACCCTCAACGCCTTGTCAATTACAGTAACGGGCGAAGCAAGCCACAATATCCGCTGGGTGGCTAATATTCACACCGTTGAAGTAACTTACGCATAGGAGTAAATAAATGGCTATATCGAACAATTTAACTACAGAAAATTCCCAGTACGGCATTGCTTTTGACGGTGCGTACTATCGCATTATTACAACATCAATCTTACGAAACCGCGGAGATGATCCAAAGTTTGTCGTTACAATTGATCTGTCGGGTTACGCTACAACCCCTAATGATGTTACACGGGGAGTAGACTTTAAACGCTACAAAGCCTCTCTCACAGAAATTGAAGCTGCTACGGGAGATACATTTTTAGCAAAATGCTACACTTGGATTATGACACAAGATGATATGGCTGGCAGTTCGGCTGTATAGGAGAGTATAATGTCTGTATCAATTTCATTACAAGACGGGTTTTTTCGGTCTGTGCAAACTGCCGAAACGGTAGGTACTATAACCGGTAGTACACTTGATTTTGATACTGGCAATGTTTTTTCTCACGCATACTCTGCAAACGTAACATTTGTTTTTAGTAACCCCCCAGCAAACGGTATTTCCTTTGGGTTTACGTTAAAAATTACACCTTCTGGCACAAGAACAGTTACATGGCCTGCCTCTGTTGATTGGGCTAGTAGTACGGCTCCTGATGCCCCTGCCAGTGGCGCAACAAACGTCTATAGTTTTTACACGCAAGATGGCGGCACAACCTATTACGGGTTTTTAGCTGGGGCTGCGATGGGATGAGTACAGCAAGATTAATGCAAATGGCGGCTGCTGGTGTAGGTGGAGGTGGAGGTGTTGATACGACTATAAGTCTTTTAGCTTCATCAGCACCAACAGGTACTACTTATACATCAGCTGGTACAACTCCCGCCTCAGATTTTACTATCGCTGATGGTTTTAGAACCGCTGGAAATGCTAGTGGATTTGCATACCCTTTGTCCGGTACAGACGCATTAGACCCAGCCGATGGCGATTGGTTAATACAAACGTCTGTTCTTGTAACAAACAGATGTAGTGACCCTTCAATCGCTATATGGAACGCTTCTAATGGTCGATCTTCTCCAATATGGAGTTGGAATACTCAATCATCAAGAGTATCAACTCAAATGAATTGTAATAGTTATTTAGCTATGTATGGACAAAGCGTTAGGGATACGGGTGCGGGAAATTTAGGCACGTCATACTATCACTCAGGAGCGATAGTTACTCTGCATTTTTGGTATTCGCCAAGCATTACACGCATAAGAGCCAGAGTGTCGGATGCAGCTAATGATTGGGATATATCAGGCACACTATTAGGGACTAGAACATCCGTTATAACTGAAACTATTGGGTCTGGAACAGCACCCGTTTACTGGGGGCTTAGTTCAGATTTTGATGGCGTGTCACTAGGTTCAACTAGCACAAATTTTAGCCAAGTTAGAATTAGGAGTATGCCAAATGGGTATAATGATCCCGGTAATGTTCCAACTGCGCCATAGGAGAACTAGATGCTAAAAGGGTTTTGTTGGCGTTGTCTAAAAAAAAGAATAAAGGTCTGGTTTTTAGAAAGGCAGAATTAAAATGTACGTTAAATTAACAAGCGACAACGAAGTAGAGCAATATCCTTACACGCTCGGTGATCTTCGTCGTGATAATAAAAACGTTAGTTTTCCGCGACAAGTGGATGCAAATACATTAGCAGAGTATCGAGTGTATCCTGTAGTTGTGGCTGACCCTCCGGCCTACGACCCACTTACTCAAACGGCG